TTGGAACAACCAATGTGTTAGATCGAAGACCTGTGTTGGGATACCCTTTTAAAGGAGTAGCCTATGGATAATTTTAAATTTATATTTTTTGGACAAACAGTTTTAAGATACCGTGCACCTCCAACTATCGTCAAACAACTTAATTCTATTTACGAAACCATGAAACGTAAGAAAAAGTTACCTACGATGAGAAATAATTTAATTGGGAAAATAACCAGCGAGCATTCTTTATTCTGGGGCTCGAAGAATGAATCCATATTAAAAAAACATAATTTTCTTACTCCGGATATTATGAACTTTTTTAAGGAAAGCGTGGTTCATTATTTACAATGGAATAGAGTTAAAAACTATAAATATATATTTAATTCTGTTTGGATTAATGAAATGAAATCCGGTGAGTATAATCCCCTTCATATGCATGCGGGAGATGTGAGCACAGGACTTTCTTCCGTTATGTTTTTAAAAATACCTAAGAGTTATGGTAAAGAAACCACACGATCTGATGCTCCTCATAATGGTCAATTAAATATAATGGGAAATTCTACAGGTCAATTTGCTAAAATGGGTTATATGCCAGGGAATCTCGAGCCTGGAGATTTTTTTATATTTCCTTATGACATTATGCATTGTGTAATGCCTTATAAAGGGAAAGAAGTAAGAAGAACCTTAGCTATGAATGTGGACGTAACTTATAATTTCTTAGAAACAGCTTTACAATAAATGCCTTTATTTTTTGAACCTAAATGGAAATCTTATATAGTGGTAACAACGACTCCAGTTTTAACTCCAGAGCAATGTGATCAAATAATTACTATAGGAAGAAATCAACCTTTAATAAATGCTCGGGTGCATATGGGAAAACCTGGAAGTAAAAAAAGACAGGGAATAGATAGCCAGAAACGAATTAGCAAAGTGTGTGCTCTTCCTTTTAAAGAAGCAACCTCTATGTATAAAGATATCGAACGTAATATATCCTCTGTTAATGCTAATTTTTTTGGTTTTGATGGAGTACAAATTACTGAAGGAGGTCAATATACCGAATATGAAAAAGGAGGCTTTTATGATTGGCATTCAGATAGTAGTACTGAAATGTCAATGATGCCTCGTGTAAGAAAAGTTTCTATGACCTTATTACTTAATGATCCTAAAGAATTTAAAGGGGGTCAGTTCCAAATACTTAATGAGGGCAGATCTGTTTCTCTTAAAAAAGGTTACGCAGTTTTCTTTGCTAGTTTTTTACGTCATCGTATTACTCCTGTTACCAAAGGTAATCGTAAATCTTTAGTGATGTGGTTTGGAGGTCCTCCTTTGAAATGATAACTGATCATTGGTTTCCAACCACTATTTATGGAGAACTTGTGCCGAATGCTACTGAATTAAATAAGCATCTTTTAAAACATATTAAACAGTGGAGACAAAAAGATAAAAAAGGACTCTCAAAAACTAATCGTAAAGGATGGCATAGTGAGACCGATATGCATTTGAAACAAGAATATGAACCTTTAACAAAAGAAATTTTACGCGCACATGGTGAAGTGTGTAAGGATCAACGTTATACTCATCCCACTTTTATTGGTAATATGTGGGCGAATATTAATTATCCAGGCTCATCGAATGTGGCTCATATACATTCTAATGCTCATTGGTCAGGAGTTTATTACATTCAAGTTCCCGACCATAGCGGAACCCTACAACTTGAAGACCCCCGAGCTGCATCTAATATGTTTATGCCTAGACAAGAGAAGGATCTTCCTCCTCGATTATGGCGCCTCGTCCATTATCAACCTAAAGCTGGTCGACTATTATTTTTTCCATCTTATCTTTTTCACGCCGTTACAGAGAATTTAAGTAAATTAAAAGGAACTAAAGGATGGAGAGTCTCGGTCTCTTTTAATTTGGTGCAAGAAACGATTGGAGCTAAGGTATGAAGAGATCCTCTATTTCCTTTCATAAAAATTTTCTAGATCTAGAATTATTAAAAAAAATTAAAGAGTATACAAACCGTGAAGTAGGTACTTATAAATGGAAAACGAGCCATTATTGGAAAAGGGAGATTAAAAGATTTTCTTCCCCTATTGCTATTATAGAAGTACCAGAAGTATTTTGTTCCTCTATTCAACAACGCTTTCATAAAATTAATACTAAATGGAAACCTCTCAATAAGAATAATATAATGTTTTATGTGTGGCCGCCAGGCAGTTATATTGGATGGCATAGTGATAAAGGTCATGAATTTGGTGCTACCATTTATCTAAATGAAAACTGGAATATTAATCATGGAGGAGTTTTTTTATATCATACCGGAAAAACAAATGATCCCGAAGGCTTAAAGGTACGTTTACCTCGATACAACGAATGTGTTATTAATCATAAAGAAATTTTTCATGGTGTTTCTATAACAGCTCCGGACGCTCCTTTACGCATCACTCTTCAAGTTTTTGGATCTAATGAAAATACATAATTCTAAAAGTCAAACTCCGAATACTCCCTTTACTCCTTATTGGAATTATTCAATTGGAGAAAGTTATATTAAGCTTAATTATAAATCTCTAACAGCTTTGATTCTTAAAAAAGAAAAAGAAATTCTTAAAACTCATGCTAAATCCGAAGAGGTGGTTCAGTTTGTTTTAAATGATGGATACACCGGAGTAGGAGGTTTGACAGCGCATTATAGCAAAACAAAAGTTTTAACATGGAAGCATTCAGAAGTACTTAAATTTCGCAAGGCCCTTAAAAAACTTCATCGAGAATACTATCAACATGTGTTGGGAAAAGAAGTTAACTTTCCTGTGTATATTCAATGCTGGGCTAATGTTTTAAGAAAGAATAAATTTATGAAACCCCATATTCATGAAATTGATGCTGACTGTTATCTGGGAGGGAACTTTATAGTTCAGTGCCAAGATACCTCAACCATTTATGTTAATCCTGTGGACACTTATAATGAACGTGAAGAATATTATAGTCACAATACTCCAGGGAACCTCACATTTTTTCCAGGTTATCTTCCTCATTATAGTACCAAGCATCTTGCCGACACTCCTCGTGTGACTATAGCCTTTGATCTTGCTTTAAAGGCACGCAATGAAAATTATTTATTATTGGATAATGGAAAATGAGTAAACTTCTTCAAGCTTTTCCTACTCCTATTTGGACTGAAAACTACAAGCATTCTTTCAAGAAAGAATTTAATTTTATTAAAAAATTACCTTATAATGATAAATTGAGTTCTCAGATTCATACTCCCTTTAATGTTATTTCTGTTGATTCTCGGCTTCTTAAATGTAAAGCATTAGCTAAACTTAAAACTTTCATACAAAAAGGTTTAGATATCTACGCTAATGATATTATAAAAGTTAAATCTAAATTAGTGATTACTCAATCGTGGGCTAATAAAAATATTACAGGTACTCTCCATGCCGAACACACCCATTATAATAGTTTAGTAAGCGGAGTATTTTATTTTCAAGATTCTTTAATAGGGTTTAGTAAACTACGGTCGGATACTTTTAAATTAGAGGAAATCACTCATAGTTTGAATGCTCAAAGTCTAACTCTACAAACAAAGGCAGGAGATCTAATTTTATTTCCCTCTAGTTTAGCTCATTCGGTTCCTTCTAATTGGAATATAGAGGCTCGGTATAGTATTTCTTTTAATACGTTTACCTCCCAATTAGGCAGTGCTAAAAATTTAACTGAGTTGAAAGTAGACCTGAGTTCTTATACATAAGAAAACTATTTTCAGGTATAATACCCTCTTTACATACTAATACAGACAGTTGATTCCTGATTGATTCTGGTATAATTTAATAAAAACGGAGTTTCTATGTTACATAAAATACGACTTAAACCTGGATTAGATAAACAATCTTCAGATACAGGAGCCGAAGGGAAATGGGTTAACGCCGATTATTCTCGGTTTCGTTATGGCTTTCCTGAAAAAGTAGGGGGTTGGGAACAGCTGGTTAATAATACCTTAATTGGTGCAGGTCGTGATCAACACACCTGGGTCGATCTAGCTGGTAATAAGTACGCAGCTATTGGAACCAACAAATGTCTTTATATTTATTTTGAAGGAGCATTCTATGATATCACTCCTTTAGATACTGCACGTCAACAAACCGGAGCTACATTCACGACCGTGAGTGGTTCAAAAACAGTTACTCTTACAACCAGTACTGCTCATGGAGCATCGGAAGGAGATATTATTTTATGTTCTAGTGCCGCTTCTGTTCCGGGAGGTTATAGTACATCTGATTTTGATGATATACTTTTTGAAGTAACTGATGTGCCAACGGGTACAACCATGGAAATAACTATGGCAGCTAATGCTGGCTCAAGCGCCGGACCCTCAGGAACCGTTACTATAGATTTTTATTATATCATTGGTCCTCTTATTCAAACTTATGGTTATGGCTGGGGTACAAATACTTGGAGTGGTCAAACCCTTCCTCTCATTCAAACAACTTTAGATGGAGCGTTACTTAATGATGCTTATGGGACCGGTGGATCTGGAACGGATATTGATTTAACTAGCACCACCAATTTTTCTTCTTCAGGAACTATTCTCGTAGAAAGTGAATTGATTACTTATACCGGTATCACCAGTAACACTTTAAATGGAATTACCCGAGGAACTAATGGAACTTCAACAGCAGCTCACGCAGATAACGTAGCAACCTACGATGCCACAAATTATGTGGGTTGGGGCAGTGCAAGTTCTTCCTCTAATATTGTTATCGAACCTGGCCAATGGAGACTTATAAATTATGGAGAAAATTTATTAGCCCTTATTCATAATAAAAAAATTTTTCAATGGGAACCTTCTCTCCCTAATTTAGAGGTAAGAGCGGTTTTGGTAACAGGGACAGAAGTTCCAACTGCTTCAAGAGACATGGTTCTTTCCACACCCGATCGTCATTTGATTTGTATCGGAACCGAAACTACCCTTCAAACTGCAGCAACCCAAGATGATATGTTTGTAAGGTGGTCTAATCAAGAATCCACAACTGTCTGGACACCTACGGCAACGAATACTGCTGGTAGTCAAAGACTTACGGATGGTTCTAAATTGATGGGAGCCATTGTAGGAAAAACAGCGGTCTATATCTGGTCGGATACAGCCATGTACACTATGAAATTTATTGGACAACCTTTTACTTTTGGTTTTACTCAAATGGGAACCAATTGTGGAATGTCGAGTCAGCACTCCGCAGCTGAAGTGAATGGGATAGCCTATTGGATGGGACCGACAGGATTCTATAAATTTGATGGAGGACGAGTACAATTAATGCCGTGTCTCGTTGAAGATTATGTATTTGAAGATATTAATACTGACGCCAATCAACAAATTCATGTGGCCGTTAACGCTTTATTTGGAGAAATTACTTGGTTCTATCCCAGTTCTTCTTCAGATTATGTTGATCGATCGGTGACTTATAATTATATGGAATCTACAGCAGACAATCCAATCTGGTATACTTCGTCACTAGCTCGTTCAACTTGGACCATCGAAGGTGTTTTTGCTAAACCTTATGCTACTGAATTTAAAAGTGCCGTCGCTCCGACTTATCCAACGGTAGTAGGAATTTCTAATGGAGCAAGTTATTATTGGCAACAAGAAAAAGGAACTGATGAAGTTTTCGCCAATGGTACAACGAATGCCATTGCTGGCTACATTGAATCAGGAGATTATGATATTGGAGGTCCTGAAGGAGAACAAGGAGAAGGAGAATTCATGATGCGAATATCTAGAATTATTCCAGACTATGGAGCTCAAACGGGCGACTCAAGAATTACACTAAGTACTAAAGCTTTTCCGAGTAGCACTGCGGTGGCAACCAATCATACAGCTACGACAAGTACAACTCAATTGTTCACCCGATCTCGAGCTCGACAAATTGCTATTAAAGTAGGCAATATTAGTACAGGACAGACTTGGAGAATGGGAACTTTTAGACTTGATATTCATGCAGGAGGCAGAAGGTAATGGCAAAAATTTCTGAAGTTATTGCAGCTATTATAGGACCCGAGTTTGATACCATGAATGTTCAGGCTTTAGCCGACAATGTCGGCTCGGTAGTCCAAAAACTTAACACGACTTACCAACAACAACTAACGGATGAGTACGAATCCTTTAGTTTATTTATGAGTTAACATGGCAAACAAATATATTAATAAATCGATCAACTTAACGACAACGGGTTTAACATCCATCTATACGGTTCCTGCGGAAACGGTAGCGATTATCAAAGCCATACAAGGTTTTAATGATACCGCTAGTGCTGTGACGGTGACTCTTTCTTATACGGATGATAGTGCCTCTGCGACCTATGCCTTTGGTTATGCGACCAGTAGTTCTATTCAACAATTTGAATTACTCACTAGTAATCTTTTAGTCTTAGAAGAAGGAGATATTTTAAAGATTCAAGCTAGTGCAGCTAATCAAATCACCGGTGTAGTAAGTATTTTAGAACAGGATCGAACTTAATGACAGCTAATGGTAAAGACATTCCGGTAATCAATGCGAAGGTCATAACGACCATAAAAAACAAGAAAACAGGCGCTATTTATAAGACAGAGGATGAATGGAAAACCCTGCAGATACCTGTTGAAGACATCCAAAGGGATATCTTAGTCAAGATACCAAAGCTTGATTTGTTCGCTAAAACCAAGTAATAATAAATATATTCTCAGGTGCAATCCCTGCTCTTTTAATATACATTGCAAAATAGGAAATTATGGCAAAATCAAACGGAATTAAATCACTTAAACAAGCAGCTAAACTGCTTAACAAACACGCACCTAAAGGCGAATCATTAGCCTATATCAATCCTACAGAAGCCAGAATATTAAAAGCTCATGGAGGATCTGGAATTGAAACATTATCTGGAGTGCCTTCGTATAACATTCTTAGTAATGCATGGGGGTGGGTTGAAAACACAGCCGCTCCTTTCGTAAGTGGTCTTTTGGGTTATGATACACCTATAAAGGAGGGAGGCAGAAGTATTGTTAACGATGCTATTTCTGTTTATGGATTCTTAAAAGCTAAGAAAGATCAAGAAGGATTAAACGAACATGAAATGGCAGAGTTCATTAGACTCGGTGAGGAACTGGCAGCTGCAGAAACACAATTTGCAATAAACACAGATTTAGGTGCCCAACTAAAAACACCACAAAATGTTCCCGAAACAATAGAAGATATTGCATCGTTTACCAATGTCACTCTTCCCACAATGAAAACCACAGCGGTCGCTGAAGGTGGAAGGATTGGATACAACCTCGGAGGGATTGGCGCACTGAATCCACGAATGGGTTATGCACAAGGTATGGGTCCTCATTGGGATGTACCCACTTTTTCTGAAGGTGTAGAACAAATGTATGAATCAGGTCCAGCAGGAGTTGATACAAAAACAATCAACTGGGAGAGAGAATCTCCTTATGGTGCAATAGCAGATTTATTAAAAGGAACAAGAGTCCAAGAAAGAGAAACAATAGATTATAATACAGTTCCTTATCCAGTCATTAGAGAGAAAATGAAAAGCTACGCAGGCATGATAGGTAGCGACAATATTTATGATATTATAAAAATAGCTACACAAGTAGGAGATAAAGAATTTGTAGACTATTTGCGTAAAACTTTCACTGCAGAAGGAAATCAATGGATTGAAGATCCAGGAATGGAATGGAAAGAGAGCAAGCAATGGGGAGCTTTAGGCGCTGCTCAAGGCGGAAGAATAGGTGCCCAAAAGGGAGGCATTATGCCTTTACTTAATTTAGGTGGCATGGAAAAAGATTATAGACAAGATGGGGGCTTTGTTCCTATCGGTCGTAGAGAAAAAGCTGATGACGTTCCAGCAAGACTCAGTAAAAATGAATTCGTCTTTACCGCAGATGCA